CCGAGCGAACAAACGGACGAATATAGTTATGGGTTTCATTCGATTCGTTGTGGTGCGGAGGATAAGGATTAAATCCACGCAACCCAGGCCTTCCATGCTGATTGCCTCGATAAAAAGAAGTTGTAAGAGTTAGGCCTAAGAGCCTCTCGTGAAACTTCTCAACAGCGTCTTTATGATATTCAACGCCTTCTTCCCGCATTTCCTCGGCCAGCTTTCGAGACAACTTCTTAGCCATGCTAATCACTCATAACGTCAAACATCGACTGTGTTACGACCTTTGACTTTCCGTTACCTGAAAAACGGTCAATTTCGGCTTTCGTCTTTTGAACTTCAACACCGGCCTTTTGTTCCGCAATTCTTAGGTTTGTTTTAACAACATCAATAGGCTGACCGCCAACCGTGTGCATTTCTTCAATATGATCTAAAAGAATCGACATAGCCTGTAGATTAAATTTGGCTATAGCAAAAACACTTAAGGGAGCAGAAAGAACTCCGAACACGGCGACAACAAGTAAAGCGACTTCCATAAGGCAACCCTACTATAACTCTCGCTCGGGTAGCCAGTCTTTACCCAAAAGCAGCTTATTCTCCTTTTCTTGCGCCTGAAAAGCCACCTGAATATCCTGCCACAGCCTGAGGTCGTCCGGACGCAGCTTATCCCTCGTTTCCGCCTGTCGAATCCGATGCTTACGGACAGGAGGAGCACCTACTTCATGGCCAAATAAAGCCAGAGCATCAGCCATAACACAATCGTCATGCTCTCCAGCGGGAGCGTTGTATTTCCCATTTTGGTTTTCATAAAGCATCCACTCTCTTATTGCGACCGGATGGACAAGCTCAATTGTCTTATTTATTAACGCAGCCTGAGCACGACCAATAAGATGCTGCTTGCTCATTCCAGAAGTAACCACGCCAATATACCAACTCTTTTCATTTGCCTGAGCATCAGAAGCCTTATCCATGACCCTGCGCCTAAACAAAAAAGGATACCTGTTGTCTAGGAGTCTCCTACAAACAACCTGACCCTGGTCATTCGCCTCGGGCGTAACAAAAGCGCCAGCATACCACTCCGCTAACATTGTAACTATATCGCCCAAGAGAAGCGGCTCAATATGGCCGCGCCAACGACAGACCTCCTCGATAACAGTCCCGTCACAACGATCAAAGACAGTTACTACCGAATAATCTTTTTTCTTAAGGCCTTTACCAACATCAACCCCAATCGTGTATTGATGGCTCGGTATTGGTTCTTTCCAGACAAATAAATTAGCATTAGACCCTGAGGCGGAAAGAGGCATCCAATCTTGGTTCAACACCAAGGAGAGCTTTGGTTTTGTTTTTTTATGCCGGAGCTTCATCTTCTCGAGGGCTTCTTGGTTAAAGGCTCTTGCGCCTGAACCCTGGAACATTTCATGTTCATCAGCAGGAAATTCCTGAGAAAAATATTCATCAGGATTCATGCCTGGAACATGGGCGCAGTCATTTGAAAGTTTCCATCTTCTCCATGCCAGCTTTTGCGGAGTGATTTGTTTCGGGAAGTTCTTAATTAGGTCTTCTTCTTTTTTATCCAAAGAACCCATGATGTGCTTGATTTCGTAATCGCCGATATTCAGTTCATATTCTTGATCATCAAACCAGGGAATGAAGAACTTAAAGTATCTATTCCAGTCGCTTGTCTTGTGCGCGTCTTCGTTTTCTATTGCAGAGATTACCTCCTCAAACGCTAACGCGGCTTGCCATTTTTCGTAGAAAGGTCCAGATCGGCCGTTTCCGGTTGATTCATCAATGACTGTGCCCCACTTAGGAACCGCTTGTAGGAGTGCTGCGATTGCTGAGTAATCTTCATAATGCGCAGATTCAGATAAATGCACAGCAGAAAACGTATAAGACCTCGCGGCGTTACGGCCTCCGGAAGTCTGAGCAACGAATCGAGAATTATGCGCAAACACGATGCCGTCACGAGAATTAGAATCCGCTTCAGTCCTGATTCCTGCGTGTTCACTAGGCCAATAGTCATAATACAGTTTTGACTTACGTAAAACATTCTGGGCTGCGGCTTCTTTGTGGGCTGTTACATTTGCGGAGAAGTTTTCAGTAAACATAGCCTTAGCGAACATTCGGCCTTGTACGTATGTTGAGATACCCACCTGCCTCGGCTTACCTATGATTATCCTTACGGGACCATCAACGACATTGAATCTCTCTTTTTTAAGATTATAGTAGACCTTGGAGACACCTGTCTTGCAGATTGCTTCTATGAGGCTGCTGAGTGATGTGTCTTTGCTTTGTGTTTTTTGAGCCAAGACCTCGAGGTTGCTCATTGATTGAACGATATTCATCGCTCTGATTTTTTCCCAAAGTCCATGCAAGGCAGCTTGCGCGTAGTTCAGCTTGAACGGAATCATGCGACCAGCGTGGTCGCGGTCTTCGATTCTTAGAAGCGTTTCAATCGCTAGGCGTTCATCGAGCTTAAATTCAAAAAGGTTGTTTTTTTGCTCGTCAGTAAGTCCGCCTTTGTTTCTTCTTGGGGCTCTGCGGCTCATGGTTATCTGACAGGTTGCGCCCTATCCATGCTCGCGTCTATGGTTTGTCTTCTTTGCATCCTGCTTTTCATTGCCTGCTGAATAAACGGCCTTAGGTCTATACCTGCTTGCTGTTGGGCCAGCGGAACCTGTCCGCCTTGCTGAAAGCCCATAGACTGCTGTTGCTTTTGCTGGTTCTGATAGGAGTCTCTAACTTCTTTTTCTTTTTCTTTCAGTCTCGCTTTTGTCTCAGCAATTTGATGATGGAGGTCTTCCATTGTTTCATGTGAAACACTTCCTCCGTGAGCCATCCCCATAGGGGCGGGCGGAAGCTGCAATCCTTGCGGAGGCATGGGCGGTGGGCCTTGAGGCATACCGGGAGGCATACCCTGGGGCATTGGGCCTTGAGGCATTGCGGCCATCGGGTCCATTGGTCCGGGCATGGGCGGCATTTGGCCACCTTCTTCTTGCATGGACATTTGAAGGAAGGCTTGGATTAGGTCCATTAGCTCCTGCGCTTTTTCAGGGGGCAATCCTAAGAAGTCGAGATCGTCAGTATAGATACCCTCGGTTCCCGCATCACCTTCTGCTGCTGGGTCGATTCCTGTAGGTGGGGCTTCTGGCAATACTAAATCAGGCATAGGCCAACCATATCATAATAAATGTCAATTACGGGATTCAGACAATTCCCGTAAAGTCATTATCTGGTTTTTGAGGTTTCCCGATAACGCCACCACTAAAAACAGGAATTTTAGTGGCGTCTGGTCCGCAACCACGGAAATCAGTCTTTTTCCGTGGGTTCACAAATATATCCGGAAGTCATTTCCGCAATTCTTCTTTTTGCGGAACAGATAAACCCTTTACAGAATAATGCACGCATAAAGGAGTGCATTTGCGTGCATAAGATATAAACTCGAAATCATGCTCCCCTGCACCGACGACGAGGCGACTGAAAAAGAGATCCGATGCTGCTTAGAGTGTGGTTTCCCCTATTACGGAGTACTCGTCTGTCCTTCTTGTGGCGAGGCTTCAGGCGAGCCTATTCCAGACAGCATATTGCAGGACGTACTGTTTTCGTCCGAGGTTTGCGCTTCTTCTTGAAACCACTTTTCAACCTTCTTCTCGAGGGCGATTTCTGCCGCGCAGAGGTTTTGTTTAAAGTTGGTGAATGATTCCGAGCTTGTCTTGAGTCCCGAGTTCTTGTGTAGAATCGTGCATCCCACACCCCTCCCTCCCCACTCGGCTGACCACCTATCTTCTTTTTTAGTAAGGACTGGTCCTCTGACTTTGCTTTTTTTCATCTTTTTTAGCTGGCTAGCATGTACAGCGGACAGGGACTTATGCTTTTCCCTTATATCTAATTGCCCTCTTAGGATCTGCGTTTCTGTGGGGTATCGGCTAATAGCGATAGAATTAGGGTGTAGTCTTGTGGGCTTCTGGGTCTGGTATAAACCCGGAACGCCTTCTTCCAGGGTTACCGCCAGCATGGGCTCGCCTTTTTCTCTGTAGTGGGCGCAGAGTTCAACGGCGGCTATTTCTTCGTAGCCCCAGTCTGTGGGATCGATTCTCGATCTACCATCTAATTTCGCTTTTTTCGCACGTCGAGCAAGAAACCACTCTAAAGCTATTTTCAATACCCGAGGAACACTCCCGGTTCCATCGCAAGCAGGACACTGATTAAACCCAGGGGGTACTACGGGGGGTCTAACAGGTAGATCTTTGGGCCAGGAAGCATCCAACACAGACCACAATTCACCAGCAAATAAAACCCAGTTCTTGCGCTCCTTAAGAGACATTTTGTCCCAAGGGAACTTATCCAATAATCCCGCAGGTTTATATTTAATATAATATTTAAATATAGATTTAGATAACTCCTCCTTGCTAGCCCAAGGAATAGGCTTACAAGGCAACCTTTCATCTATGACGGGATGGTGTTGAGGGCTATATTTTATATGGCGTTCGTTGTTTGTATTACGATTTGCATGTCCCGACGGGGTACTGGGGGTATTGGCTGTACCGGAGTTAGAGTCAGGGACGATACCCAATACAACACCAGGACCTAGCCCGTGAGAAGCACCACGAACCTGGTGGGATTCAGTAGGCTTTTGGTTTTCCCCGTCCAGTGCCCTGATGACAGACGTTATTCCTTGCAACCGTCCATCGGTTTGGTTGGGCAGTGGCTCGTCAACTAGCAGCCCATTCAACCGGTCCAAGGCGCGACGGGCTTCAACAAGATCAGAACCAACCGCTATGTCGATCAATGCCTGAGCCAAGGGATGCTTGTGGGAGGGGATATGACCAAGCAACTTACTCAGCTTCCTTGATTTCCTTCGTGTTTCCCGCTGCACGATGCTAAGCCTCACCCTGGCCATGTAATCTTCCTATGTCTATACAAACAGACACCGATTCTTAACCAGAACCTACGAGAACCAGCCATCCGTCCAAGTATAGCACATACCACCTAACCCAACGTAACTACAAGGC